ATGTCCATAGGATTTTTGTATAAATATTAGTTAATTCTTTTAGTCATGTCCTGCATTGTGTGAAGATCTGCCCCTGCTTTGATTTTAACAGGAAAGGCTCCTCGCTCTGACATCACATCTTTGAGCTTCAGTATCAGCTCTTTACCATCTGCGAGAGCATAATCAAACAACATGCTGTCATATGTATATAGTATGAACTTGCTGTCATGTCCTTGCAGTGTGTCCATTATTCTGTGTATCACCGTTATGTTGTGTTCTGTCTCAGTGGCCTGCAGCATGTAGTTGAACAGCTTGTTGGCATTCATGTCATCTGGCAGAGCATCTTTATGCAGAGGCCGTTCAAATATAGGAGTCATAACCTGTCCATTGGCTTTGAACTCTCTCCATAATGTCTGCACATAATCATGACATGCTGCAAAGAATGGAATGCTTTGAAATTCTTTGTCAATGTTTCCATACAGGAGTCTGAAAGTAATCTGCTTGGAACGTTCATACTGTTCTTCTGTGAGATCGTCACCGAAATAGTATTTGCCTAAATGTTCATGTACAGATCCTTCAGGAAAGTCATATCCCAGAATCCTGGCAATGAGTCGCACATGAAATGCATCAAAGTCCATTTCCAACAGCATGCCTCTCTGATGTCTGCTCACAAATGCGCTCCTACAACCATTCTCCTTGTTCAGAGCAGCATAATTCACTCCTCCATGTTTGTTGGATGGCCGACCTGTTGCAGTATACAGATTGTATTCACTGAATGTCTTAGGAGATCTGGTCACAGTGAAATGCTGTTCAAACACTGACCTGTCAATCTGAAGTCCGGATTGTTCAATGGCATGAAAGGCTGCAATGGACTGAGATTCATACTGTTGAAATGCTCTGCTGTGACGATGTGTTTTATAACTACTCATGAACACTTCTCTCATTGCTCTGCAACGCTGCATATGCTTGGTCATTGGCAACCAGTCATAACTGTTTGTGGTTCCGCTCCACCAGGCTCCCCAGGCATTGTGACATGCTGTGTTGCTGTCATCCAATGGCAAAGGCTTTCCTGTTTGCCACCAATGCACCATGTCAGCATCCACCGTTCTATACGGGTAGTATGCCATTAATCGCTTTCTGCCCAATGCATAGATCACCTTGGAACTTGTAAGGTGTTGCAGAAGGTCGTTACTTTGGTTTACGCAGTCGAAATGATGGAATGGAACTATCCAGTCCTGTGCATCTGACATAGTATAAATGTAAATGAAACTCAGTCTGGTGTCAGCATAATGACGGAAAGCATCTGAAAACATTGGAATCCAGAAACTGTTCGATTCCTTCAGAGATGTCTGCAATGCCTTGATGTCACCTGGATGTTCAGCTATTATCACGCATTAAATATAAGAAGAATATCTCAATGCACCAAATCAAACACGATATAATGTTGCTCGTTCTGCAGAAGATGCCCGTACACCTTCTTTTAGAGTACCATCAGTCAGGATGTGATAAAAACCTATGTAATCACGGCCATCTGCATATCTAAGGAGTCCGCCGGTGGTATACTTATACTCATCATCAATAATGTCATCACCTCTCCAAAATTCTAACGGATCACTGAGATATTGAGAAATGCCCGGAAGATCTTCTTCAGCTAATGCTAGTACTCTCAAATTAGCATCTCGAACTTGCTGAGCCGTACCTGTAACACTCCAACTTAAATTACTGACATAATATGTGAACTGGCTAAGACCAACAGCATTGCTGTTATTATACGATTGAGCTGCGCTTAAACTAATTTCAGTCAATTCACCGGTGTTACGCTTTTGTGCGAAATGTCTGTTAAATGCTCCATTTTTATATACATCTATACCAGGAGATGGTATGTAAAGTATTGGATTCGTATGATTATGAAATGCTCTTTCAGTTAATATTCTGTATGATTTTGTATTCTCACTGCGTTGAATTGGATCATCTATTCTGATAACACTGTCTAATAAAGTATGTTGATACGGTTCAAGTTTTCTAGAAAGATCAGAATAGGATTTGCCGGTGTAAACTGCTCCATTAATGTAACTATGATAATATCCTATATAGTCAGTAGCCTGAACTCTCTCATTGCCAACAGCTGATGGATCTTCATTCACCAGCATATACTCTCCGCCAGATGTATATCTGTTAGTGAATATGGAATCAGCTTTTGAAAACACAGGCCTTGTTGGTATATCAGCGAAGCTTGATTTTAAAATAAAAGGTTCATTGCGTCTTGCCATGGATGTGTACTTTATGCTTTCAATCTTGCAATTGCTTTGAATTCTGTGACAAAATCAGTACCATTTGCTTTATGAGTGACATCTGTGATAGCCCAGATCACACCTGAACCACCGGTGACTGACAATGCAGGTTTGATATTTACAGCTTGAAACACATCAATGCTAGCATTGCCATCAACCGTCGCAGTTATCTCAGTAGGCAGAGCGGGAGGGTCCATAGTAGCTATACTCTGAATTTTTGCTAAACCAATGCTATTGCATCCATCCTGAATGGTATCCGTTGACGGTTGATGAAAGAATCCATTGTTTCCTATTGCCCTTCCTACAGCGGCTACGTCCCAACTGGGAGCTGCCGGAGTACTCGGTGAATTGAAAACCTTACTGAGACCAGTAGTTTCAGGTGCTTTACCAAAGAGCCTCGCTGCCAAAGACTTTGGTACATTACCCGACACCTTCACATCTCTAATGCCATATCCTTCATCATTGCGTGTACCTAAAGGCACACTCATTGCACTGACATTGGCATTACCTGGTTTTCTAGAGACAACATAGATCTTACTAGTATTTGATTTATTCATATCAAATGTAAGATCTACAATACCACCAGTCGCTCCTCGAACAGCATCAAACAGTTTCTCCATGAATCTACCAAATGGAAATGTACCCAACGCACGTTGTTCGAGAGGAACATCTTCGCCGGTGTTTGGATTTGGTTTACTGACTTCATCCTGTATCTTTCTGATCAATGATGTATTGAAATAGATATAGTCTGGATATTTGCTGTCAGTGGTTTTGTAAAAGTCCGCGGATTTTATTAGTATACAATCAGGTTTGTATACCACCTTGTTTCCAGATTGGAAATAATAATACTTGTCAACTGTTACATCAAATGATGATCCATTATGAAAAAATACATTGTTCAAAGGATCAGAGCCTACCCATCGATCATTTGTAGGATAGTGAACTTTTGAAAATTCACTATTGTATGCAATCTTTTTGCCGAGTGGTTTCAACACATATGCGTTCATGATTGCAAATATCCAGCTCAGATTTGCCCAACCACAGAATCCATTCTTATTGAACACATTAGTTGAATCTAGTAAACCTGGAAAACCAAATGCTCTCATCACTGTATAGAAAGAGCCTTTCCAACGCTTCGGTTGACCAGAGGTTACAACCCCTAGGTAACCATACTTGTTTGCAGTAGCGTTGAACAATGCGACCTTCACACCAAAGAAATCTTCAAATGTACCTGTGAGTCCAGGCCCGCCTTCCAGCATTGTGCCTTCGAGGTAATCTGCCAATGAATTACCTTCAGTGAGTAACTTTGATGAATTTATCTGCTGAGACTTGAATCGGCTATCCATTTCAGTACCAGTAAGATCTTCTGAATGTTTGTAATCATAAATGCTCATTGCAAAGACCTTCTTACTTGGAATGTTACCTGATGAGATGTCGACAAATTCATAACTGCGTATCTCATTCTTGGCAATACCTTTCACAGTTATCTCCCATCCTGAAGGTTTGATGTTGTTGAATGACAGATCGTAGCATTGAAATGTCTTACTGTAACCTGGTATTGATACTGACATATCACTGCCTAACAGGCCTGTAAGTACACCTATCCCAGAAGCAGAGTACACAATTATGGTCGCCTCTGCCCTGATTGTAAGACCAATGCCTTGTATGTGCACACTCACATTGCTGAGTATGCCAGGTGGTGTGAAACCTTTTCTTATTTCTCCCGGTGCACTTGCAGCAGCAGCTTCAGATCCAGCAGTATATGTGGTATTACCAAATCCAACGGCAGTAGCAGTTTTCTTGTACTTGGCTGCCTGAAGCGCTGTTTTACCTGCTCCCGCGCCTGAACTACCATCTCTGAGAAAGAAATTTGCCATAATTAATTAGCAGCGTTTTGTAGCAGTTCTTCAAAGTTAAGTCTTGGATCAGGTATTCTGATCTGATGCCCGGGCTCGATGTTCAATGATCCTTTGCCAATGTTGTTGGCATCTGCAATGATCCACCACTCTCTCACATCACCGTAGAACTGTTGTGCTAACAGATCCAAACGATCTCCAGATCTGGATATGATGTAATAATCGCCTTGCATTGGACTGATCACAGGATATCTAGTTGTCTTGTATCTGTCAAGCTCGGTATCAGTATAATTATAACGCTGTTCTGCCATTATCAATTGCTTTTATATAAATATGTTTTTCCTGAGAATTTTAATCAAGGTGTACCTGATTCATTGCTCGGTGGCGGTGGATTTGGCGTGCCTCCTGCTGACCGAGCCATGTCTCCATATATGTTCATGACTGCACGTGTTGGCGGTGGTGGTGATGTTGATGTTGCAGTGCTTGTGCCAGGTCCTGTGATTGTAGGAAAGTCAACCTTAACGGGTGGCGGCAGATTGTTGATGAGATCATATATTGGCGGTGTTATTGATGCTAGTTCAACGTCAAGCGTTACAGCCGGCTGTCTACCTGAAACAGTAGCTACACCATCATCAGTACTGGTATCAGTCTGACTTACAGTATTCAGAAATCCGTCAGCATCCTCTGCTTCAGTGGCAGCTTGTGCCTCAGCCACTGTTATTATTTCTTCGCCTGAACTGATGCCAGTACTACTCAATGCCGATGCTTGTAGTCCTGTGCTTTCAATTCTGTTTATATTTGCATATATTTTACCTGGAACTGCCATGATTATGATATATGTTTATTTCGTGCTTCATTCCAACTGTTTAAACCATCTGCTGGCGTATCACCATCAGCTTTGTCTCCATCATTGAAATATGTGATGCCGGCAGACAACACTTTGAAGTTGGCTGAACAGTTGGTGAGCATAGGACACTGAAGGCCTGGATGTATTTCCCATGTTGTCTCTTCATCCCATCCTGTCTCAACTCCAGTACAGACTACCGGTAACTGTCGATATATGTCACCTACAGTCAATGATGTGACAGCTGCATTTCCGGTCACCGGTTGTGCAATTGAAACAAGTCGTCTCAATTTTTGCCATTTCAATGCCAGATGTTCTGGATTGGTGGCAAGCATTTTGAATTCAATTGATATTTCACGTTCAAATGATTCAGCCCTATATCTTGGCAAAAGCACCCCAGTGTCATTACTGGTTGCAAGACCTGGCGCAAAGGAATCTGATATGCTGGTGATGTATGCATCAAAATGTATGCCACCTATTTTAAATTTGATGAGATCCTTGTACTGATTTGCTCCGGTGGGCGTGTCAACATTTTCATTCTTACCTTTACCATACATTGTATGACGCAATAACTGCTCTCCTAATATGATGCCTATGTCATAATCTGCATCATCTGCAGACACTCCCCTGGACATCAGTTGAAAGTTCAGAAGCTTGTTAGGATTTGTGTCTCTAAGTTTAGCAGCGTCTCTGAGCTTGTCATAACTCATTGCAACCCAATTGCTTTTCACTGCAATGTCTGATTTTAAAAGTTCAGAACTGCCATCAATTGTTTCTCTGGATGATGCAGGACCTCCTCCGCGGAGATTTTCATCATTAGTCAGACTTGTATTCACACCGGTGTTGTCTAACCATAATACATTGCGATCTAAACTTTTCTTCAGAGAATCATGATAAATGCGTACTGCTGATGATGGGACTCCGAAGCGACCGTCTAATCGTCTACCAAACAATGGCATAACATCCGATGGATTTGTTACTGCTGCAAGTTTTATTCCAGCGCCATCATCCATATCTGATCTACTTTTACCAGATTCGACATATGGTTCAGACATGTAATTGAGCCTGTTCTTTATGTCAATGGCTTTACTATTACCTAATGCTCTGGATGGTGTAATGAATCCGTGGATTGCATCGTTTCCGGTTAAATATATAGTATCTGTTGCTTCAGATCTTGTAATTCTGGTTCTGCCTATACCAAGTAGTGATTTTGGCCCGCCTTGTCCGGACAATGTATTGCTTATCTGTCCTCTACCTGCAAATCCAGCAAGTTGTCTTTCAAAATCTCCCGGGCGAGCTGATGTACGACCTGCTAAAACCTCCCCAGAATCTGGACGAAGCGAGTTTAGAGGACTTAACCCATATTCAATTCTGAGACGAGATAATCTGTTATTATCAGTCTCATTAAAAAGTGGCAGATACCGGCGATCTTTATGAACCTGTTCATACTTTCCTCGATTAGGGAATGCACCAAGTGGAGCGCCATGGCGATCCTTTCTACGATCTGATAAAGTTCTTAGATTTGCGACATTTTGCAATACACTGAATGGATCATATATCTGTGTGAGTCTTGGACCTTTACCTGTTCCGCCGCCCACATCTTCCACGTTAGGATTCATTGCCTGCAATCCGAATTGTTTCAAATTGTATCCTAATCCTTCTGGACTGATAAGATATTTGGCTAATCTGGCTCTGTCTTCTGCAGCTCTATTGAATGTCGTGATGAATCCACTGCGTGGTCCGGCGCCAAAATCAGGACCAATACCATATCGTTCAGGATCAGAACTATCATCTCTCTGTATACCTCTGAGTATTAGTGGATGCCTCGTGGATCTGAATGAAAATGGATTATAAGCTTCTTCTCGTACCTTGAACTTGTTGTACATGTCATCAATAGGAGAAGTGATAGTATATGTGTCAGCAAGTCCTGAATTACTCTTAGGGCCATAGACATCTCCATATCTGTTTGCCCCGGAAAATCCTGTCCTCTCAATGTCAAATTCATGTATCTGACCTGCAGGTCCTATAGGAAATCTTGTACCAGATCCTAACTGAGCTGATCTACTTGAAACACCTTGCTGTGAAAATGTAACACTATTGATAGGAAATGCGTCTAATGCGGTTTTCTGCAATGGTGACAGTTCTGACACTCCTTGAAATGCAAATCCTTTCACATTAGCACTGATAACACCTAACTGAGCGGTAGGGCCTCCTGTCTGCGAATATCTGGTAGTGTAATTACCTACAGCACCTCTAACAAATGTGTCACGCTCTGGATTACCAAGTCCATCCAAAGGACGAAGATTTCTGCTCAGATCGCCTAATCCTCTTGTACCTGTGTATGTATATGATCTCTGCACAGTATCAACACCGGTAAATTCACTGTCAGCTTGTTGCTGTCTGTTGTTAGTGAATCCTATGGCATTCAGATTCTGAAAATAGTTCACAGAAGCAATGTTACCTAATCCTTGTACGCCGGAATGAATATATAAGGATTGTGCGGAATCTACTCCTTGAAATTCTGTGTCCTGTAATGGTCTTGACAGAGTGGAAAATCCAATAGCATCATCATTTCCAAATGAATTTGCAATTGCCAAATCCCCTAATCCTTGATTACCTGTATGCGTATAACGCAATGTAATGCTATTGACCCCTGTATAATCAGACTGATCACCTGGTTGACGCACTGCCCGAAATCCTCTATGATCTCCATTCAAAAAGAAATTTGTTTCATTAAGATTACCTAGACCTTGCGCCCCTGTATGTATATATGATAGACCTATACCACCAGCTTGTCCGACAATACCTTGAAACTCTGACTGACCTCCAACCTGATTGTTGCCGGTAGTGAATCCTGTAGCATTTTCATCACGCAGATTGTTGACCTGCGGCGGTGTATCACCATACCATGACAAATTAGATCTAAGGTCAATCAATCCCATACATTACCTCTTTTTATATGAATTAGTTGCATAAACTGTCTCAGAAACAATGTTGCTGTCCATTTTAATGACTGGTGGCGGCATTTGAGTGATAACTGCCTTGAGTTCATTTATAGCTGCGACTACTGCTCCCATGTCTGGTCCAGCGGTTGTTACTGCAGCGGTACCAGCGTCTGTTGTGGCAGCTCCTATCACGCCAGGCCCCATTGCCAATTCATCATTTTTGGTACCTTGAAATATTGTACCTTCTCTTGGAGACATCACAACCGGGCCTCCACCCGCTGACATTGACAGGTCACCTGCTTTCTTTGCCTTGGCTCTAGCGAACAATGCCATCATTCCTGCAACTGCGACTGCTGCCAGGGCAGGTCCGGCTATTGGTATGGCAGATAAAGATGTGAAGATACCACCTACAGCTGATGCCAATTTTACAGCTCCTAATGCTGCGGCTTTTGCCATTGAGGCGACCATAATACCTGCTCCTTTCAACATTGTCATGTTTTCAGTTGCCTTCAATGTGTTGATAGCTGTCTGCAGTCCTTGCATTGTGAATAATTGTCCTAGGTTTGTCAAACCCAACGCTTTCAATGTGGTATCATATCCAATCTGAATCATCTTCAACGCATTTGTTGCCATCACATAACCTTTGATACCAAGATAAAGACCTCCAATGGCTATTAATATACCTTGCAATGTTCTTGAATTTTTCACCATGTCAAACATTCCAGCAACACCTTCTGCTATTGTACTTACAATGGTGCCAATCACACCTACGATAGTTGACAATACTGGTTTAATCGATGTGAATATCTGTAGAAATTTTTGTCCTGCAGGTACCAATATCTTCTGCATATCCATCATCAATGCTGACATGTCTGCATTAAGATTCTTTTGCTCATTAGCTTGATTAATTTTATCAACGAGTGCCTGGCCTTCTAATTTATTGAGCTCTTCTACGCTCAGACCTAAGTCTTCTGCCATTTTCATTTGATCAGCACTTAGTTTACCTGCAAGTTCCTTCCGTGCTTCTTCAGTGTTGAGAGCATTCTGCAGTTCTGTAACAGTCATTCCCATGGCTTCTGCAGCTGCTGTTTTGCTCATATGATCCATTTCTGAAAATTCTGCAGCAGATCCAAAGTTTTTCAATGCTTCTTTAGAGGCTCCCACAATGTCACCTTCCAATGCCAATTGCCTTGCTCTGTCCAGATTTAGTGTTTTGCCAGTCAATGCCTGGAACTCAAACTGTTTCTGTATGGATGTCTCAAAGTCTAACAGTGTATCTGCCATATTACCCATTGTGTCAAGTTCCACACCTAATTTCCTGGCTTCGATCGATGCTTTTGCTAATGCCTTCACATTGTTTCCAAAGAATTTAGAAGTGGTTTCAGTTTGCTTTGAAATATCCTCCATTACACCTTCTATACTGACTCCTGCCATCATAGCTTCTTTGGCAATGTCTGCCTGCATTGCAGCAGCATTTTCCATCGGAACACCCATTTTGATAAGATTGGCATTCACAGCTCCGGCCATTTCATTGGTAATACCAAATGCTGAAGCAATTTCGGATGTAGCGCCGGCTACTTCGGGTGTAACAGATATCATTATGCCAAGTTCATTGGTCATTGATTGTTGCACGGCCAGTACATCTTCAAATGTGGAAGCCAGAAGTTGTCCTTCTGAGACGGCATCTTGCGTTGCTGAAGTCAAACGTTCAGCCTGTATATATGACATACCTGTATTGTCAGCAACTTCATTTGCTTGTTCTGATAATTCAAAAGCAGCTCCGACAGCTTCTGTGAACAATGCTACTATACCAACTAAGACACCTACCATACCTCCTACAGACAATCCTTTCAGTACGCCGTCAAATACTTCTAATTGGCCGATCATGTCTTCCAATGCATCACCAGCGGCTTTGCCCATTTTTTCAAATGGTTCAGTCAATTTGGATTGTGCCAGCGTTTGCACATGGTTGGCCATTTCCTGCAATTCCTGTACATTCTTTATCAGTTGCTTGCCTTCTGCCTTGGTAAGTTTGCCTAATTTGACCTGAGCCTGTATACTTTTTGTATAATTGGCAACTAAATCGTTCATTTGATCGCCGACCTTAGTATACAGTTTCAAATTGGCAGCTACATCGCCATTCAATTGACCAGCTAGATCCTGAATTTGCTCGTGCAATGATGCTGATTTTTTTGCATGTTCTGCAGATAATCGAGCATGTATCTCAGCTTTCTTTTGCTCCTGCTCCATTTGGCGCATTATGTTCAAAGATTCTTGCAGTTCACCTTTAGATTGTATATGGCCTTTTGCAACATCATCCAGCAAGGCTTTCTGAGTATCCAGTGTCAGATTATACTCTTTAGCTGCGGCGTTTATCGCCTCTTGCATTTTCAACTGTTCTTTACTAGCCATACAGTGACTTTACACTACCTCTTTTTGTCATCACAAGTTGGATGATCAGGATTTCGTTTACAAAGATTTTTGATGATACGATTTAGACGAGCATGATAATTTTCCAAGCCGGCTAATGCTGCTCTGAGTTCAGGATCTTTTCGTGCAATGTCAAATGCCGTTTTATATGATTTACCATATTTACGTCGCATACCTCTGGTGGCAAAGGCAGCGGCAAGCTTTGAAAGCATGCCTTCATTTACATCCATTTCCTGCTGAATGTCACGTTCGAACTTGTTCATATTATTTTTTAAATAAATATGTACTATCTACGTTTTGGCGACTTTACTCTGGATTTGCGCATGGCTTTGTCATGCTCTTCTTTCTGCTTTTTGAAGTACTTGTTAAGTCTGTCTATATGAAATGTTCTAATGAACACTGGCATGTTACGTATTTCTGTATATGTAAATGCGCCTTTACTATGAAATGCCAAATCATGTATATGACCCTCTGTGGCAAGCTTATACTTCGAGGTCAGGCCAAAAAAGGTCCAGTCCAATCGCAATGCGGCAACGAAAGGGATCACCAGTCTCCTCATCTGTAACCTCCATTGTCAAATCTAAGTCTGGAGTGACATTTTTAATATAATTTCTCAATGCTCTGGAATCTACTGCGAATAGTTCATTATCCACAAACTTTCTAATAGTAGCTGTATTGTCATCTCCATCCACTGCTGTTATAGTATATTTCAATGTGGTTGTCAGAGTACTGTCACCTTTTTTTAGTTTTTTGAGACCTCTGAGCTCAGCATCGATTTTCTTCTGAACACCTTGTGTCAATAAACGAAAATTAATTTTTCTTTTTGAAGCAGGTAATTCAAATTCAAATGAATTGCCATCTTCGCCGATTGCATCCCAATCACATTCCTTCATGTCAATCTTAGTAAGATCCACATTCACTTTCTGCTCTTCGCCGGATGGTGTATCAACTGTTATGGTATAATCTTTACCATATCCTAACACTCTGGCAGCAATCATGATGGCATTCTTATCACAGATTAAAAGATCATTGTAATCAAACTTTGTAACAATCAATGATTGAAATAATTTATCTAACACAACACCATTCTTGATATATGTCTGATTGGTGAGAATATCCTCATCTTTAGCAGTCATGTATTTCATTTCAATTTTACCAGCTTTCAATGGATGACCATCTGGATAAAATCTTCCTTCAGATGGTAATTCCACTATCTCAGTAGGAACTGTAGACTTTACAGCTGATTCTGCAAACTGTTCTTCATGCTTGGCAATGGCCATTGCTTTGAGATCATCATCAGATAATTGTTTACTTGATTTCTTTGATTTACCACTATATTGTGGATTAAGACCTTGTGACATTTGTTCTCCTGTTTAAAACTTGTTCAATAATAAATATGCAACACATATAAAATGAAAAAGGTCTCCGAAGAGACCCTTTCACTAATTCTGATGTATGACAATCTTAGAACTGTAAGATCGCATAATCATATTTCAGAGTTAATTCGATTTCCAATGGATCTTCGCCGGAATAATCCATGTCACCGAATGTGGCAGAAGAAATGAATGCTCCTTTAATGGTCCACTCTTCAACTTTGTCACCTACAGGTCCTAAAGTATTGAAAGTAATATCCTTCTTATAGAAATCTGAATATCCATCTCTACCAGTTACTGATTCGTGATGTAAACGTATCCACTCCATCACTGTCTGTGCTCCTGAAGGTACTACTGGATCATACAATGTGATGGTAATGTCCTGCCATCTAGACTTTCCTTTCACCTTACGCTCAACATTGATATGATCTAAGATTACCTCTCCTTGATCAATTGATGGACGTGAAGCTGTCTTGATGAGGTATGATGGAATACCCTCAATATACATGATGAACCTGTTAGACATTTTCGGCTCAAATGCCGTGAAAAATATCTCGGTGGGATCTAATAATTCTGCCATTCTCTATATCCTTTTATATAAATATCCTGTTCCTATACTTTATTCTGGGAACTCTGCTCCGGTTGGTAATATGTTGAAGTCAATTATAATGAATTCCGCAGTCTTAGCAGGCTGAAGGAATATTTGACCTCTCATTTCATTTCTGTCAATCACATCCGGAGTGTTATTTGTTTCATCCATAACAACACGGAATCCAAATAAACCTTGACGCTGTTGCACTGATTCAAAATATGGATTGGTAATGCTAAGGAATCTGTTTCTGGTTGCTGCCGTATTCTGTTCAAACACAAGGAACTTGGTAGTTGATGCAATGAACTTCTTAGCTGCAATCAATAATCTTCTCACATTCACTCTGTCCAGAGCCGATGCTTTCTTCTGCAATGTTTTCTGTCCAAATACTGTCACACCCGTATTAGGGAATGTTGCAATTGGATTGACTGCTGAATCATATAATGTATCTCTGTTAGCCTTTGTCAATTTACGCTCGGCCATGATAGCAATGTCAATTCCGCCTCTGTTCAAACCAGCTGGTGCGAACCATGGAGCTGCAACTCTGTCATTGAATGCATATACTGATGGAATCAATGTTGATGCCGGTACCCATACATTCTTTCCAAGATCTTGATCTGGAATCTTTACCCATGGCCAATAAACTGAAGCATAATTGGTATCACGGGCTTCTGCTTTACCTGTAGCGGTTGTTATTGCAGATCCATATTCTACTGGATCGTACACCAAGAAACAATCTGCTCGATCTTCACACATGTTCTGAGCTTCTGTGATGATATCATCGTGATTTGCAAAGTTATCAATAACACCTGGTAAAGTGATTAAATTGATATCATATTCATCTTGATTTTTCAATAATCTGATAGCATCTGTATATGCTGTTTTACCTTCATTACCTGTACCTAAGTTGAAACCTTGAGTATTGGTATTACTGATCTTATCATAAAATGCTCTAGGATGTTGCACATTACCATCTGATCCTCCGGAGAATGCTCCTGAAACAGCTGCCGGAAGTGATGCTGTTAAGTTAGCATCTCTAATGTTACCATTTTCATCTAAATAGTTATATGTTGTTCTGTTAACAGCAACACGTACGTATCTGGAACGATTAGGAAATGATCCTGATAACTGTAAGAATGGATCTGTAGTTCCTGCATCACGTAATGTAAATACCTGATCACCGATTGCTCTTGCAATGAAATTTGGTGAATTTGGATCTAATGTCAGATTATTGTACTGCTCTAAAATTGTTTTTCTACGATTAGTATCATCACCTCTTCTAATCAATAATGTAAATGTACCTTTGGCATTGTTTACATTAGTAACTTCGAATCTAATGTTATTTGATGTACCATCTGGTAATAATCCGTTAACACCTTCGGTTCCATCATTATTCTGATCAGCGCCATCTGACAATGTAAATAATGTAAATGAATTATCTGCTACACCTGAGGCAGTAACTGCTGCAGAAGCTGGGCCATAATCTCCGGCCAGGATTCTCACAACAGTCAAAGTATCAGCATATTTCAGATATTCCTGAACTGAATAATTTGTTAGATATTTGTAAGAATCTTCCTGAGCTCCTGATCCGGAAGAGAATGCTCCTCCAAATTTTGTAAGATATTCAGAATAAGATGATACTCTGGTTGGTATCATAGCAGGTCCTTTAGAAGTTGGACCTACAACTGCTGCTCCAATCGCCTGTACCGCAGCGGGTAAAAACGACTGATCTATTTCATTGGTAAAAACACCGGGTGATATAATCTTTTCGGCCATTAATCTATCCTATTTTCATTTTTAATAAATATCGACCGAAACTCCCAAACCTTATGTAGCAGGAATGAATTCCCCACTAATTAGGTCCACTGTGCCGGCGCCATACTTTTTATTTAGTTCATTGACAAGTTCTGATTCTTTTTCTTGGCATGACATGTATTCAGATTTCAATGTGTTGATATGAACTTTAATCTCATCCAATCTCTTTTCTGTCAACATTAATTCAACTTCTGCAATGCCGATATCGCCAATTTTTTTGTCATACTCATTGCGCAATACTGTGATACGCTCAAGCTCTTCTACTGTAAACTTCTTGTTTTCTGCCATAACTTTATTTTTCTATAAATATATGTTAAGACTCGATAAACCCGATATCTCCTGACGCATCTCCTTCAGAAAATTTCACAGTCTTCATAGAATATCTCTTCTGTAAATTACTTGTTCGAAGTTCGAATGGCATCAACAATGTACCTTTTGTAGTGAAATTGATCATTGTCCGAACTATACGATCTTCACCTACTACATTTGTAGTTTCTAGACCATAATCTGAAATCATTACAGGAAATTTATATGTAGTACCCCAGGCAAATCCATTTGTAGGCATAATTTGTTCAATCACTGAGTTCAATTGTCTCGTATATTCGGTCCAAATCATCATGGTATATGAAACATCAATAAATTCAGGAACCGGAGAAACATAATATTCCTGTCTTGGAGTCTTGTTCTGTTGTACAGCAAATCTGTCATATCGATTGGCATTTGTAAACTGTTTTCTGAACACATATTCGTAACCATCAGGATTTTGGTTCACTCCCAATGTTTTTAGACTATCACGCTCTGTTATACTCGATCTGGTCAATGTAATGACCGGAGTCATAATCTTACCTTGAGCATCTCTCATAAATCCTCGTTTCTGTATCTGAGCATATGTCTCACCATTAGCAAACATAACAGGAACATCAATCACAGACTCATTTTCTATGACAGTGGGTTTGATCACATCTGTGAGATAACTTATCATGGCATAATCAACATCTTCTAATGTGATCTTCGGAGTACGCACTTTATCATTATCACGTCTTATTTGATCTACTCTTGCTATGGTAGGATCATTAGTAAATGTTGATATAGTTTTATTTAATTTTCTCTGTGCCATTATAAATTCCTTGGTATATTATTATTTTTGTTTATACCAGCTCTAACTTCCTGTATGTTCAATCTATTTCTTCTGGTAACATGAGCCGAAGCAATTACCTGAATATTTAAACCAAATTCATCACGAAGTGATCTAACAAATCCAAGGTCCGTCGATGGATTTCGGCCTCCAAAATATTTAGATGATGATGTGGAATCAATTTCATAAAATTCATTATCATATTCAATAACATCGCCTGCTTCTACTATGATGTTTTTATCTTTTAGGTCATCACGAAAAAAAGCAAATGTGGCAGTTCTAGTAGAATCATAACCTGAGTCATCTGCTATGAATGCCTTTTCATCTTTCTGAATAATGCAATTGATTGCCATGCGGTCATAGTAAACCTTGTTTTCTGATTCGTCATATAGATTCGCAGCTGTATCAGATTCAACTAATTTATAGAAACCAATTTCCATATCAATCAATTCATTGATGAGCTCTCTGTTAAGATGCCTAACTAATGATGCGTCTCTAGCTGATCCAAATAATGCCATGCTTTATCCTATGTATATTTTTAATGGTATTGCATTGAATTGTGATGTAAGTGCTGATGATTCAGCTGCTTTTCTCTCCAACTGTGCTTGACGTGATAAGCTGTCCAACATCTGTGTAAGCTCTTGAATAAGTCCAGATTTTTCAGCTTGCCCTTGAGATAACAGATCTGTGGCATTCAGTGTGATGTCAGCATTTGGGATTGGTATAGATGAATATTTGCCTCTGACATATCCTAACATTTCTTTCACACAGGCCAATGCATATCGACGAATCCATTGTTTACTAATGTCGTTCAGATCTGCATACACCACATTGTCATATGGTATATTTGATAAATCTGATACCCCTGAAGTGCTTCCGCCGCCGCTGCCGATATTCGTACTGTTCAATGAATTTTCAATTTCAGACTTCAGATAATAATCAAAATGCACTTTTGTAAAGTTGCTACCATTTGGTATAGGAAAGAATCTGATTCTGTTACCGCTGAGTTCAAAACTGAAAGCAGATTTTCTGATCTGATCATTGAATTCGATTGCCTGCAATCTAAGCACATCATAATAAATAGGCATCATCATGAATGATACACCAGGCGAATAATTTCCATATCCAAATTCTGCTAACAACTGTTGTGATCCTAATCCTGTACCTATGAATGGATCAAAGTATCTCACAATGGCAGGCGGAGCTTCATGATATATTCGTCGTATCTCTATGGCATCAGTTCCGGGAGAACCGCTTTCAAATGATACCAGATTGGAATCAGTGAGATCATATATCTGTTGCCCCGATTTTATTGTTATGGAACCTGTGTAATAAGTATAGTTACCACCAATACCAGCTGCTTGTCCGTATGACTGTCCTAAATCTGTCAGAGCCGTGAATGTAGGCTGTATGGCTTGGCCGGTCAAATTGTTTTCAGTACTTGAACCATATGCAGTGATCATGTTGTCACGTGCATTATACATGTTCACTTGAGTACCGTATTCTGAGACTGCTTCTTCAAAGGCTGCATAGAAATTCAGATCCTGTAGTTCCACATCCACAATAGGATAGCCTAATCGCTTGGCACACCAATCTGATAACAGATCCGCATCTGTCTGAAAGTCTATGTCATTGTCATAGAATCCAAACGGTGTCTGTCCAGATCCTGGAAAAAAGGATGATGATCCTGGCCATATAGGAATGTTAGCTGCCATAGTTTATGAGATTTTATTATAAATATGGCAGATGTAGTTTAA